TTGTGCTGTAAGGTCATTGGGTGTGGTTGTATTTATATCTGTGGCAACGCCATTAAAAGAATACGCTGAGGCTAGTGAGGTTTCAGAACCAGATAAACCTTGTGAAATATAACCTTGGATAGTAGCTTGTGCCACTTTTGCTGAAAAAACAGCTATTTGAGCAATTTTGCCATTAAAAGGTTGTGTGCCACCATTTCTTGAACCTATTTCTAAATTGCCAGCTTGTATCAACGATGTTGGGTTTGTCCCACCCCTAATAACTTGTGCAGGAACATTAACGCCATCTATCATTACATAAGATGTTGTTGTTGTGGCTGTAAAAGCACTCATATCTAATTGTGCTGCCACATGTACCCATTTGTTAAGTGGTACAGATTGAAAAGAAAGAACATAACTTATATTTGAACCACCATTGTTAGTCCCAAACATAAATACCTGACCAGATGCGTTTACTTCAAATCCCCATCCACTTGTACCATTCCAACGAGATGCTACAGTTCCAGCTGCGTAACTATTTAGTTTAACCCAAGCACTTACTACAAAGTCATCTGTAAAAGTTAATTTATTAGGTGAAGTTTTATTAAAATACTGAGTAGTCCCATTTAATGAAGTACATTGTGTTGGTGCTGCTACTTGCCTTACTGTTTTTAGGCGCATGCCTGGTGAAAGATAACTGTCTACTGGCCCTGCAAATGTAATGTCGTAGCTTCTGTTCCCGTTGTAGGCAACTGATGAAACACTTGGAAGTACGCCCGATACCCAACCCTCAGCTGAAGATGTGCCTACTGTTTTCTTAAATCCCTGATAATCCAACATTAAGCTATTAACCGAGTTGTAGTTGGCTAGGTTCGAGTTGTTCGTATTTAGTGGTACGAAAGCCATGATTATCTAATCCTGCGTGTTTGTATTACAAGTGTGTGGCCCAAGAAAGTATGTGGCTGTCTAGTAGCGTAGTGCTTGTATCTGAGTGCGATTCTCCTATATTCGCCTGGGACTGTTAGGTAAGCCTGTAATTCAGAAGTTGTACCATAAGTAGCTGTTGATCCAAATGTCGAGCCACCAGCGTAAGTAAAGCCTTCACCTTGTACATTCTGTGCTTGGTAAAGCTCCCAGTTATCTCGTAAATCGTAGGCATATTCGCAAGCAATAGTGTATGAATCTGACTGTGCACCGAATCTTGGGTTCCAATATCGTATCTCTTTTAGAACAGCAGGACTTGCAAACGGCATATACGGTGTAGAGAGTTCAAACTCTATAAGGCCACCAGCGTTCGTGTAATCGTTTGTAGGGAGTTCTTGCCAGTAAACCTGTCCAACGAGGCTAGAACCTACTAGAAGAGCGTTATTATCGTCATAAGCTGCGAATGCTCTTGAGCCATAGCTCTGTGTGTCTCGGCTTTCTACTGTATCGGACTTGCCGGAGTAGTTAAGATTCCAGACTAAGCATTCATCATTAACTGAAGAACCACTTGTCTGATACCAAACATAGAGTCGGCCACCGTTTACTTGTATAGTGCACTCTGGTTTGTCGTTGAGGTCAAAGACTTCTTGGTATACATTTTCGCTCAGTAGCTGAGCCTCAGAGCCGTTTGAGCGGTAAACACCGTCATTAGACAGGTAATACATGAAGTTCTTGTCTTTTGTCACAGATTCTTGTGTAAAAGTGCCTCTTTGGTCTGGTGCTTCGCCTAGTGAGAAGCTATCTCGGTCGTCTCCAGCCAGTATGTACTTGTTATTCAGGGTGTAAATAAACAGATAGCCGTTTAATGAAACTAGGGCTGTGACTGGATCGCCAGTTTTTGGTGCAGGGACATAGATAAAATCAGTAGAAGTAAAGGTTTCATAGGCTGCAAAGTTAGAGAACACTACCTTGCTTGGGTCAGTCTTGTCTGCAAGGAACATCAACCCCTTGTGTTCGGCTATTGTGGTGTAGTTGGTTGCAGACACCTGAGACTCTGAGCTAAAGTCCCACTTTCTATACCCGTCAAAGCCGTTAACGTAGTAGACAATGTCGTTCACAAGAGCGAAGCGGTAGTCGGTTGCACTAGCACTAAGACCTGTTTTAACGCTCGTAAGAGCCCCTGTGGAGTTGTTTACTGAATAAAGCACTGTGCCGGCCACAAACAGCGTAACTTTCGTGCCATCGGTCTTATATGCCCTGAAAAGCCCTTTAACTGGTTGGCTAGTTGCGTAGTATTGTTTAAAGTTGATTGAGTAAGTTTCAGCAGACCAAGATGTACCAATGTTTACAGAAGTCTTAGCAAGCGTAGTGTTAGTAGTTGTGGATAAAGTATAGTTACCAGTAGCGTTTGCCTGTGCATAAATTACCAACCAGTAAGATGCACCGCTAGTAACTGATGGAGCTTCGTTATAATAAAAAGTTTGGTAAGCCAAAGTTCCTGTTGGGACTGACGCTGCGATAGAAGAAGTAGCAAGTTTCGTTCCTGGGTTGCTCGCACTATCTGTCCAAATCTCGCACATAACTGCACCTGTTCCTGACAAAGTGTTTTGGATATTCAAGTCTATCTTTGTAAGACGACCTGTGGCACCGGCTGTAAACTTTTGAGCTACCCTGTTTGTATAGTTAAAGTTAACAGTAGATGCACCTGTTGTAGATGTTTGAGCTTGGTCTTGAGTCTCGCCGGCTGCTGCTGAGTGAAAGTCTACACCTCTGCGAGTTCCGTATTCTCCAAGTGTAGTAATACGAGCGTTCTTAGCAACACGCCACATGTTACCGCCACCATTCTTAACAGGAAAGGCATCATTGCCTATGAATGAGTTAAAGCCCATAGAGTAGTCGTTCATCTCTAGGGTTTGTTTAGGCGAAGTTTGCGGTGGTATTCGCTTTGTTATTCTTTTAGCCCAAGGCATATAACCTCCTTAGAAGTATTGCTTGCCGGCAGCAAGACGGTTAACTCTCATACGAAGTGCGTGGCCAGTTTGTGGCACGCTAAACTTCACTACGAGCTTTTGTAATAATTCGTCGTATTTGTTTTGTAGAACGCCAGCTTGGTCGTAGTTGTCTTTAACCTGCAAGACTCTATAAGCTGCACCTACCACGAGTAATTCTGAGAACTGAGATGGAATGCTCGGTACGTCTGATGCAATAACCAAGTCAGTAGGCTTCTTGTAGTAGCGTAGTCTAACTGTTAAATCTTCGCTTGATGTTGGGAACACCTTGATTGTTTCGTCATAAAAGTACCAGTATTTAGGAATAGTTGACGGATAAGCTGTTTGGTCGTCTGGGTTTGGAAACTCTGCAAAGATTTCTTCGTAAGGCTTATAGATTAATTGTGCGTCTTTACCTTGAGTGGTGATGGTTAGATCTACGGCTTGGACATAGTCCGGTAGTAGCCCAGAGCTGTTGGTGATATCGGCCACATTAGCAAACAAAGTATAGTCGACATAAGTCTGCATAAATGGCAGACGGTATTCGTTATAGATGTCGTTCTGAGTGTCGTTTAAGTAATCAGTTATTTCAGCAGATGAGTAACCGGTATCTCTGACTCTTCGCTGAACTTTAGTAATTAGATCCTGTAAATTGTACGCCACGAGTTGTCCTCGCCTGCCTCGTTAACCTTATTATATCACTAAGTAACACCCATAATAGTTTCTAGGTTGGTGTAGGCTACTCCACTGATAGTTTGGAGGTTGGTGGAAGTCACGCCATCAAAGCTACCGACATTGGTTGGACCTTGCAAGCCTGGGTTAGTAACAAACGGTAGCCCTGCGTAGCTCCAGTCCATAGTGCCTGTGAGAATATCGCCTTTGGCGGGAACATCTACAAATGGAAGCCCAGCGTAGCTGTAATCCATTGTCTGTAGGTCTGTGCTAGTTGGTAGTGCCATCTTCTTGCTCTGGTGTTATATCTTCTATGACTATTTGAGATGCTTGCCAGTCTAGTAGTTTTTGGGCGGCTTCTTCTTCGGTTATTTCGTGGTCATCTTCTACCATCATAGTGTTTAGACCTTCTGTTATAATCCAAGTAAACCACTTGCCGTCTATCAATTCTTGTCTTGAAATTATGCTCATATCACTCCTATGCCTGCGTTATGGTTACATCATCTACAAATATGGATTCGTCAGCTAAGTTAGCGAGCCAGTAACCCTGAACATATATCTGTGCCACACCAGCCACTGTTGGCGTAAAGGTAATAGTAAGTTCTTCCCAGTTAGTGTCTGCTGATTTAGTGGCTGTAACATCTGCATTCACTCCTGCTATTTCTCCATTTTGAATCATTAGTTTTGCACCAATGTCTGTTGCGTGGGATAGTTTTACCCAAGCTTTTACTGTTACTAATGAGTTAGCATTGCAAGCTACTTTGGCTATTGGATAATAAAGTGGGTATGTGGTATTTTGCCCAGTGTTAGTAATATTTAATTGCCAAGCTATCCCTGAAGCACTCTTTCTGGTGGTAGTTTGTGATAAAGCATTTCCCCACAACCAATATATTCTATTATCAGTAGCTACATTATTTATATTGTTAAAAGATACATTTGGTTGTATAGAACCTAAAACATCTGTAAAAGAACTACCTAATAATTGTGTTGTGGCGGAATTCATCTGATTTACATAGGTATTGTAAGATTGAAGTAAATTAGTATTGCCACTTGCAGTTAATTTTTTAATGTAAGTATTTCTGAGTTGAGTGGGATTGGTGTTGTTAGTTATTGTTGCGCTGTTGATATAAGTAAATGCAGATGCACTTGTGCCAAAAACCGTAGAAGCACCATTACATCTGTCTACAACAACATTGTCTAAGAAATAAGTTCCACCACCACTTAATGTAAAGCCAACCGAATTACATAAAGTCAAATTATCAATCTTGCTTGTATAACCATTTATTGATGCGAAACCATGACAATTCTTAATATCTAATGTGTTTATATTAAATAACCCTGTTGTTGGAGAACTACTATTAGATACTGTTGCTGAAGAACAATTATTAACTTTTAAGGTTGTTATGATTGTTCTTAACCCAGGGTTATTAAAACCTGTAGTACAATTTGTAGCAATTGCATATGTAATCTTATTATCATTTACACTTGTAGCAGAAGTAGCGCTAATAAAAGTATTAAATCTGCACCCATTTAATCTATCAAAATTATTAAATGTTCTTGTACTATAATTTATAAAATAACCTAACCCATTTTGCCCATCAACCCAAGTTTCACCATCTTGTGTATTAGATGAAGTATTCCAGCCACCAGAAAATGTAATATAATTTCCAGCCGTTCCACTATCTTGTAAAGTTTCTATAGCAGTGCTTGCTGCAGAAGCCATAGTAGCAAATTTTATTGTTGGTCTAATATAAGTTGTAACTGTTTCAGGTGTTGTACCGTTAGTATAATAACCTAATAGGTTAGTATCTCCAGCTAATAAATCGTTTGTATTAGCTAAAATAACAGTAGTGTTATTTATGCTTTGTAAACCGTGCCAAGTGTCAGCACCATCATAAGCAGCAGAATTTTTACTTATTAAAGATGTTAGATTTAACCCATCAAAATCACAAGCTAATACATTATCCAAAAATACTTGTCGACTGTTACCTGGACTAGCTGTCCCCGTATACCAAGCTATAGATTTAATAGCACTACCTAAAGAACCGCCACCTACTCTTTTAATTGTTAAAGGTACCCAGTTTGCGATAGAGGCAATAGCTGGTATATCAAATGTATCTACAGCAGTATCTCCAAGAGTGTCTGAACATAATTTTATTTGATAATTATTTGCACTTACAGCTACTGAAATGT